TCTTCTCGAGACAGCGCATTAGGAACGGTTTCCGGTGTACCGCTTGTAGCCGCTTTTAGGCGTTCGGAAGCGGTTTGGTGGGCTTTGGCCTGCTCTGCGTAGTTTTGATCAAGTGCGTTTTGAATCCGCGCTTTTTCCGCGGGGTCAGCCGCCTCCGCTAATTGTTTGCGAAGGTCTTGCGCCTGCTTATCAAGGGCATCAGCGGATTTAGGGAACGGCGTCCCGCTACCTCGTTTCACGGACTTTGAGGCAGGTTTTCCGAGGTCGGATACGTCCGGAGACCCGCCGGGCCCTCCGCCGGGAGGCAAACCGCCGGGCCCGCCATTTTTACCCTTTTTCCCGGTAATGGCGTCCCATAGCGTTTTCCCAAGTTTGGATAGTAGGGCTTGGGCTACTTTATAAGCAATAACCGAACCCGCAAGCTCGCCAACAATGGCCCATAGCGATTGTCCGAGCGCATCCTTGATCTTTTTCGCAAGCAAGTCCCCTAAATTAAACTTCTCGATAGCGTCATTAAGCTGTTTAAGTAAATCCGTTGAAAAGTTTTGGAGCTCCAGCTTGGCCGGAATCGTAAACTCTCCGGTGCGAAGCTGTTCGTTCATCCATGCCGCATTCGATATTTGAATATTTGCGTCGATCGTTGCTTTCCACTGTGCGTATTTTTGTTCGGTTTGGGCCTGCGCTTGCACGCCGCCGCCTGATTTGTCGCCGCCCTTGAGGAGCTCTTTCATACGCGGGCTGTCTGGATTAAATTCTTTCAGCCAATTCGTAAGCTCTCCGAACTGCTCCGCTTGCTCCAGCGTGGTATTGCCCCCCATCGCTTCTTGAAGGGTGAGCGTCTTATACTCTTTGGCCTGCCGCTCACTCATGCCCTTTGTAGCTTCCGTGAGGTATTGACCGAGGACCTTCATGTTCGTAGGATTTTGGAAGCCCTGTTGCCATGTTTTCATGAGCTCAAAAGAGTCCATTTTCTTTGTTTCCTCACCGCCGTAGCGGGAGAGGATGTTAATGCCCATAGTTTGCCACCGGACATTAGACGGATTAAAGATATTGTTCCCGAGCTGTTCAAGCATCGACGCCCCGGCTTGTCCCGTGAGCTTGCTTGCGCCGTTTTCCTTCCCGATCTGATTAATACGGGCCGTGTAGGCAAGCAGGCTGTTCCCGGAATTATCCTTGAGGTTTTTATCCATCGACTGTAAAAACCCTTGGCTTGTTTCAAGAACCTCGAGAATCCGGTCACTCATACCGCTCGCCTCGGCAACGCCTGCGGCACGATCGAGTACGTCCCCGGCCTTGCCGTAACCCCGTACGGACATTTGCCCGGCAATTCCGGCCGCTGTATTGACATCGACGCCGTATCCCCGCGAGAAGTCCATAACGCGCCCGGTTTCCTCTTCAGAGATACGCCCGGCGGTTTGCGTATAGATATCAAGCGCTTGCGACGTTTGGAAAGCGTTATACCCCCGGCTTTGGCCGATGCCCTGCATTTGCTGTCTGTTCAAGCCTGTCCGCTGGATAATCGGTTGCCACGCTTGAATATTTTGCTCGGCCATCTGCTCCCACTTCATGAGCTGATTAATCGAGAGCGCTACACCCGCGAGTCCGGCGAGGAAGCCGCCAATACCTCGCATACTTCGTCCAAGCCCCAAAAGGCCCGCACCTGCGGCCGCTACCCCCGGGTTTGTCGGCTCGGGCGGCTCTACAGGTGGTTGATTTCCTCCGCCGCCACCTTTCGGAGTGCGCCCACCGCCGCCGGGTTTACTACCAAATTCAGAGGCTTCCCGGCGGCGAAGGGCGTACATACGCTCCATTTCTTCGCGCTCTTTTTCGAGCGTGTCGAGGTACTGGCCGTGCTTTCGTATCTCTTTATCAATGGCCGCTACATCCATACTTGAAGCGTCTCGACGGCGTTTATAAAGGGAAGCAATCTTCTCCCCCTGCTCGTCGATTAATCGGTTCATACTGTCCATGGAATCGGTGAAGCGGCGGCCGAAAATATCAAGTGACTTTACTTGTGCATCCGAAAAGAAGCCCCCGGAGCGGGCCCCGGTATTGACTACCTTTGTGACCTCTCCGAGGGCCGATTTGACGTCGCGTAAGCCTCGCGTGAGCTGACTAAATTCGCCTTTGGCTTCGACTTCAATGGAAGTTTTGTTGCTCGGCATCGTGGTCCCCCCTTTAATCTATAGGTTCATCTACCCAATCAGTGACGGGCGGGGAGTAGCCTGCTTGCGTTTCAGCCTGTGGCGGTCCGCCAAGGTCCTCCTGCATCGCACGCTCGTATTCGGTATCCTTGTAGGAATCGCTCCGCTTTTTGAGCTCGGGATGGTCCTCGAGATAGAGCAAAATGTCGAGCTCGATTTGCTCCTCTGTAAGGCCCTCGAGCCGTGGGTCATTAGGCGGAAGTATTCCCCCGGTCCCCTTCAGATTCCCGCTCCCGTACAGCTTGCGAATCAGCCATAGGCGCTGAGTTGTTTGAAGCTTCGCTATCTGGGGAAGCGCCTCGTTTAGTTCCGTTACGAAAGGAGGCAAGCTCCTCATCGAACCTCCCGTATACATGAACGATAAGGTCGGTATCCTCGATTTCTCGGTGATTTTGGAACCATTCCGGAACGGTCCCCGTAAGCAGAACATCGCAGGCGGCAAGCGCTTGAGCGAGGTATTTTACCGAGTTATCGACATGCGCTAAGCTCTCATACCGTTCGTATCCGCCTCCCGGTACAGGTACGTATTCTACAATCGGACGAATCCCGAAGGTACGAAGGAGCTCGGATTTAATCGCGCCCATACGAATATAGTCCATAGAGGACGGACGGCGGAAAAAGAGCGTGCCATTATAGACGGTGCCGCTGTCCGCCTCATAATTGTCAATTGTAACGGGAATGGGGGCTTTATTCCCCTGCTGTATGATCTGCGCCTGCTTGCTTGCATTTTCGGCCATAAGGCTGTTCACTAACTCCAAATTCGCTTTTGTTTGCTCGTTCACTGATTCGTCCCCCTAGAAAATAGAAAATGGTAGAGAGCATTGAGCTCCCTACCATCTTACACGCCGCTACCAGTTTGTGCTAGTAGGGCCGTTTTAAAAAGCCTTATGCGGCGCGGGTTCGCGCATTAGATCGACTCGTTTGCGACAGTCCCGTTATCGGCCGTAAGGTAGAGCCACGTTGCATTCTCCCCGGAAATGGCGTTAGTTCGGAAGTTCTCCGAGTAGTCATTAAGGGAGCAATTGCGGTAACCGCGAATCGGTACAATAGCAGGCGTTTTACCTGCATATTTGTCGCTTACGACAATATCAATGACGTTCATTTGCAGGATGCCGACGCCAAGCGTCGCTAAGCCAAGGTCTTTAAGGCTTTGGTTACGGACGTAGAAGCTGTCCACCGTAACCGAGCCCTCATAACGGAGTGCGACGTGCTCTTGCGGCATGATCGAGCCGATGGCATAAACGCCTTCCTGCCCGAATTGACGACGGCCGTCGATGGACTGAGCACGGCCAATCTCGTTATTGCCGACTTTAAGTTGCACGATTGTACCCGTAACCACTTGCTGTACAGATACTTTAGACGGGTCCCCATAAAGTACGGACATAGTTTTCTACCTCCTCTGCTTGGGATAAATTACAGGTTAACGGTTGCGGTAATGGTGATATAGTTAACAGGCTCGGACGGCTTGAGCTCGTATGTTACGGAGTACTGCTTGCCTACCTTGTTAACAACTACGTTGCGATAAGCAGGCAGGAATTGGCCGAACATATCGGTCGAGTCCACAAGCCAGTTTTGTTTTTTGTAGCCTTCAAGCGTCGTGAGCGTAAGCTGATTCATGTCGCCTACAATGCCGTTATATCCGGCTTTACCGACAAAAGTCGATTGCAGGATTTCACGAACGCCCCGGCTCATGATGTCTACGAGGTCCGCAATCGAAAGCTCGTAAAGGTCTGGGTCGCCTGTGAGGGCCTGAACCACTTGGTACCCTTGACGCGGTACGGACTCGACGACAGTGACTTGAGCGGCAACAAGGCTTTGAATTTGGCTTGTCCATACGTACTCAAGGCCCAGCGCATTGATAAAATCGCCTGTTACCGGGTCGTTTGGATTGGCTTTGCCTGCCCATTTCCCGGCAATAGCGGCCGCCGTAAAGGCCGAAGACAGAAGCACGCGCCCACCGTTTACACCCTTGTAGTGGCCCGGACCGACAAGCGTTGTACGGCTTGACTTGTAAGAAGCGGCGGCCGTTACGTACCCAGCGTCCGTTGTTCCTACAGGTTGACCGATGAAAGCGCGGCGCTCCCGGCGGTTTTGGACGTTCGACATCGTTGTGCAATGCGTTTGGATAGCGCTGAGCGTCGTACTATCGGTCAGCGTCGTCACGATGCCCTGAATGTCCTCGGTTTGAAGCGCGTCGATAGCGGCGGAAATCGTTCCCGTCGTACCTACGGAGCGTGTACCGCCTGTCAGAGCTACGCTTGTGATCGTTGCCGCAATATTGGTTGTGGTTGTCGGAGCCGTGCCTGCTGTGCCAAGAACGGCGGAAACCAAAGAGCTTTGGGCATTCACTTTGGTTACGAAGTCTACCCAGCCTTGTGCCGTATCGTTAACGACATAAGACTCAGTTACGTTCGGCGTTACGCTCGTATCTACGATGGTAACCGTTTGTTGCGAGCTCACAGGAGCCGCAATAGTCACTTGGACTTGGTTATCCGCCGTGTTCCAGCGTTTACCTTGCAAGGTTACAAGGGTCGGCGGCGTAGAAGCGGTCGTATCCTTAATGGCGTAGGTTGCTTGCGTTGCGGTGTCCGTCAAAGAGAAGCAGATGAGGTCCGCACCGTGCTCCCATGCGATTTGCGCCGCAAGTACGGCGTCAGTGCCGCCAAGTACGCGGTTTGCGTCTCCCGGCGTGTTAAAATACAGCGGCTTTGCAGGTTGTCCCGCGGTAGCGGAGCCCACAACGGCAAGTACTTTGAACGCACCCGGCTCTACCGGAGAGTTATTTCTCAAGTTAACTACCGAGTACGCGCCCGGACGATACAACTGTGTTCCACCAAAGCTGATGAGTTGCATAGTTTAGTTCCCCCTCTCATGAATTATGGTAATTGGGTCGCAGGAAGGTCCTTGAAGGCTTCAAAAGCGGCGTCGAATGCCTCTTTAGAAGCTGTTTCAGGTCCTTCGGTCTTGCGGGTATAGTGCGTAAACATGCCTTTGAGTGTTGCGGAAGCATCGACGCCCCTGAGATACGCCTCAAGGGAGACTTCCTCTACCGGGACGGCTTCCTCTTTGCTTTCTGTTTTTGCGCTGGGTTTCGTAGACATCGGACCTACCTCCTTACTCGATAATGATAGGCGTTACATCAATGCTTTCGACATCGTCAACCGTCGTCGTCACTTGAACGTCGAGCGGGTTGAGGTAGTGCATGGTAATGGAGTGCATAAAAAGCGGCTGATTCATGAGCGTGTTATCCTGCTCATCCCGGCCCCCGGCTAATGTAATATCCCGGAGCCCTTGTAAAACAAGTTGCTCCCGAATCGCAAAAAGCACCGCGAGCACAAGAATGGCGAGCTTGTCCCGCTCATCCGAATTATGGTGGAATACCCGGACCTCAATGGCCTCCTGCATAAACGCGCCTTTGTATTCGGTATATGCTTTCGTATCGAAATTGTACGTCGGCTGTTGGCTCACAAGGCCGAGCCCGCTGGAGCTCGCATCCTCTGTAAGGCCGACTTTATTAATTCCGATACCGGGTATATAGGCATGATCGAGCGGGTCGCTTGTAAACACCCGAACCATACTGGAGCCCGAGGTCATGAGCTCACCATTTAACGCTTGATAGATAAAGTCTTTTACATTGACATAGTTGTATGTCGCTGTAATCGGCGTGTACGCCATGCCCGGACCCCCTTCCTATCGCAAGTCTTTCGGTATGGGAAGGCCCGCCATAGCGAGGTCGAGGGCGGCCCCGGTTCGGAGCATTTGAAGGACCTGAGGTTCGGCGGCCTCGATGACGGCTTGCGTCACAGGCTTTGGACGTGCGCCCGGATGCCACCATGCATTCGGGTCACTCTTCTCCGATATCCGGCGAAAGGTTAAGTACCCTCCGCTTTTCCCGGTTGCCTCATCCTGCATACGAACCATCCCGGAGTAAGCCCCTGTTTTCCACTGGTAAGGGGCCGTCATACCGCCGACTTGCGGCTTAATCTTTTTCCCTTGATCGGACTCCCCGAGTCGTCCGCCCCATATGTAAGTGAAGCGGCCCCATGCGTTGCGTCCGGTTATCTTGCTGAAGTCTAATTTACTAGCTTGATTATAGATACTCAG